AAGAAGGTTCGATCCAAAACGAACCAAGATATCTACTACACCTATTCTAATTGGGCAACCAATTAGATTGAAGGAATAACTTTTATTCCTGTGGTGAAAGAAGCACCAAATCCAACCAAAAATCAAGTAGTTTTTTATATGCGTAAAGATAATGTGGAGTATGTGAAATGAATAAAATTGAACAACTGAGTGTTAACCATCGTCATATTTTTGAACCTAGCAACAAAGAAGATATGAAGATTGTTAAAGCATATCTCCATACGAATTCATGGGGCCTGAAGAATTGTCCTTTCATTTTGGAATGGCCATATTTGGATATGCCGTCCATGATCAAAGATAAAATTACGAGGTATGTGCTAAAATGAATTGGTTGAAATACTCCGGATGTAACATTACCTTAAAGTTAAATCCATTTCATTGGAGATTTGCTTGTGCATACAATAAAACCAATGAAGCGTGGGAACAAGATGCTTTGATGTTAGAATTATTCCCCATCACCATACGAATCGGGATTGATGACGGAAGTTGGTAATTTGCGGGCCGATAGCTCAGTTGGTTAGTAGCAAACGACTCATAATCGTTAGGTCGAAGGTTCAAGTCCTTCTCGGCCCACCAGAAAAATAAGAAAAGAAAATAAAGAATGAAGCAACAATCAGAAGAAGCATTGAGAATTCTCCAAGAAGAATGCGCAGAAGTAATCCAAGCAATTAGTAAAATATTTCGCTTTGGTAAAAAACACAGATATCCTGGTCCAGCTTCACCAACAAATCTAGATAAGTTGCAAGATGAAATTGGCGATGTGCTGGCCATGGTTGATATTCTGGTTGAATCTGGAGTATTCAATAGAGATAGCCTTTTAGAGGCTTCCGAAAGAAAAAAGATTAAATTAAAAACTTGGTCGACTGTATATGAAAAGTAAGTTTATTGATGCTTACATGGATGTGGCACAGAGATTTTCTGAGCTATCTTCCGCCAAAAGGTTACAGGTTGGTGCCATTGTGGTAAAAGATGACCGAATCATTAGTATTGGTTATAATGGAATGCCCGCTGGATGGACCAATGAGTGTGAGGACTATATCCAGTTGTCAGATGATACCGTAACCACCAAAACCAAGCCAGAAGTGATCCATGCTGAAGCAAATGCCATAGCTAAATTGGCGAGAGGAACCGAGTCTGGAGGTGGTGCCACAATGTTTTTGACACACGCACCTTGTGTAGATTGCGCTAAACAAATGTATACGGCTGGTATTAAACAAGTATATTACCGCAACACCTATAAGGACACGCATGGTATTGAGTTTTTAGAAAAATGTCACATCGAAGTAACTAAAGTATAGTGTTGTTTTCACCAGGTGAAATTTTGGTGAATTTGGTTTGTAGATAAATAAGCGGGTAGTTCAACAATCGGTATGCAATTATTGGGTCAATTTACTAAGGAGAGACCTAAAATGCAGTTAAGTATAGTTGGTTGTCCCGATAAAAAGCAATTTAGGCCGTATGTTAAACGAGCCGTTATCTTTTACGCCAAACAACTCATTAAACCCAAGTTATTAGAAAATATCTGTTTGCGGATTAAATTTAATCCAAAGCTGGATGCCTATGGCTACGCTCAAATTTTGGAATATAACAGCAGCAAAAAAGCAAGAGAATTTGAAATAGAATTACATCCAGGAATTGGTGCTGCTGAAATATTAAAATGCCTTGCTCATGAAATGACACACATTAAACAGTATGTATATGGAGAAACCAACGAAACATTAACTCGTTGGAAAGGCATTAAAATTGATTCTGACAATTTAGATTATTGGGTTCAACCGTGGGAGATTGAAGCACACGGTATGGAATCCGGACTGTTTACCAAATTTGCCACAAAAGAAAAATTGTGGGAAGTATTTACTGGAATTCAAAATCCTGATTCACCAATTATACCAGAATCTATTGGTTGGAAACAGAGTGACGTATTGCCAAAGTAATATAAGTAATGTTATAGTATTAAATATGCGGTGTGTGATAGCACGATTTGGGATACCCTTCTAGATTATCTGAGCAAAGCAGACCACCGCTCCAAATTCATCATTAAAGGTTATATCATGGCAACTAAAGGTGTAAATCAACGAAACAGAAAAAACAATCCAATGCTCACCAAAACGGGTAAGCCTCGTTTAGGTCCATTGAATGTTGACCAATTGGAAAAAATGTTGGAGTCTGCCAGAAAGAAATACAAACCAGTTATTTTAAAAGCCATTTGCCAGCGTATGAAAACCCAACAACGAAGCACAAAAGAAGAAGTAGTAACAGTCGGGGCTCTGTTAGTATAATGGTATTACGCTGGATTTGTAATCCTGATATGGGAGTTCGATTCTCTCACGGAGCATATATAATTTAGAAGTATATTTTTATAACAAAGGAGTTAAAATGAAAAAAGTAATCTTAGCAGCATTAATGTTAGTATCCGGTGCAGCCTTGGCTGTAGATGTTGGCGTTTATGGTGGTACCGCTCGTGGTACAAATGGCAAAATGGAAAATCTAGTCGGATTGTCCGTTGGCGATGACCTTGGTAAATTTGGCCTAAAAGATTTTGGTGTTCAGGCTACTGCTGATCGCAGCACAACAAATGTTACTAGTGTAAACCGTTACATTGCATCTGGTAGTTATGATGTAATCAAGCTTGGTTACATTCAAACTAATGTACGAATTGGTATTGCATACTTAGATCCACAAAGTACAAAAACTAGTAATGGTGGTGCCGGTATTATTGGATTCGGTGCTTCTTTACCACTAAGTGATAATATCAAAGCTGTAGCTGATTATGCTTATCAAAAAGGCAATAACATTACCAAGAATTATAATGGTAACTATATTACCGCTGGTGTAAAGTATTCGTTTTAATTAATAGATACCGCGGAGTAGCTCAGCAGAAGAGCGCCGGACTCATAATCCGGATGTCGGTGGTGCGACTCCATCCTCCGCAACCAAACATATGAATATCTACATTGCGCCTGATCAGGACTCTCAGAATGAAGATGACGAATTCGCTAGAATTCTTTATGAACAACTATTGAGGGAACAAACTAGAGAGATGCTATCAAATGATGCGGCCAATAATACAATTGCAACATCATCCGAACTTGATAATCAATAATTGCATTAACGTAATCTTCAAATATCATTATCTTGGCCAGCAGCCAACACACAAGAGTTTTCATTGAAAATTTCAATTAAAGTCCAAGTGCCGGTTTTCTTATTCTTAAACATCATGATACTGCTTTTGTTTTTTGTGGCCGCATTTTTCAAATGAAATACCAAACTTTCTAGGAAATCATTTTGAATAGTGAATAGTAAACTTTCGGTAGAAAAACATTCCAACGGTTTGTAAGCTAATGATGCAAAGGTCAACAGAGGAAACATAATGAAAAAAGCAAATAATAGCTTTTTCATTTTAAACCTTTTAAAATTGTGGTATATAAGTATTTAGTGCTTTACATTCATATAAATCTATTATATAATGATTCAATATGCGGGATTAGTTTAATGGTAAAACTGTAGGTTTCCAACCTTCCGTCATTGGTTCGATTCCAATATCCCGCTCCAATTAATTCTTCGGAGAAAAAATGAAAATTCTAGCATTTAAATTAATTACTGGTGAAGATGTCCTCGGCGAAATCGAATCGGAATCTGAAACTGAATTCGTAATTGAAAATCCTGTAGGTATCGCTGTAGTTCGTGGACCCGATGGTAAAACACCACAAGTTGGATTTGCACCATTCCCTATTCATGCTGAACAAAAATCTGGCGCAACCATTTGCCTTGCGAAGAAAAATGTAGTATACTCTTATGTTCCTGCTGAAGATTTTATTACCAATTACAATAGTATTTTTGGATCAGGCATCGTAGTTCCACCAACAAAAACACTAATCACAGGTTAAATTGAGTTCTTTCTATACAAATGTTCAAGGTTTTGGTAACAACATACTTTATCGTGGCATACTGGATGGTAAAAGAGTAAAGCAGAGAATTGAATATTCTCCTTCCCTTTTTCTTCCTTCCAAAAAAGTAACTAAATTCACCACACTAGAAGGTAATTACCTAGATCAAAAAATCTTTAGCACCATGCGTGATGCTAGAGATTACATCAAACAATTCCAAGGAGTTTCAAATGGTCCAACGATTTATGGCCAAACTCGATTTGAGTATGCTTTTATTGCAGATCAACATCAAGGCATGGTCGACTATGATCAAGAAAAAGTTCTCATTGCGGTAGTCGATATCGAGGTGGGTTCTGATAATGGATTTCCTAATCCTTACGAAGCCAATGAACCTATCACCGCTATTTGTATTAAGTATCTTCATGGTCAAACCTATGTGTTTGGTTGTGGAGATTATGTGGTACAGGACAAAGAAATTTATGTGAAGTGTAAAGATGAACATTCTTTATGCCGGCAATTCATGAGTTTATGGACAGATCGATGTCCTGATATCATTACTGGTTGGAATACCAAATTCTTTGATATACCATACATCATCAATCGATTCAAACGAATTCTTGGCGAAGATGCAATGAAGAAGTTATCTCCGTGGAATTATGTGTCAGAGCGTAAAACAATCATCATGGGTCGGCCACAAATTGCATATGATATTCTTGGTGTATCTGCACTAGATTATATTGAGTTGTATAAGTGGTATGCTCCTGGTGGAAAATCACAAGAATCGTATAAGTTGGATGCAATCGCTCAGCTTGAGTTGGGTGAAGGTAAATTATCTTTTGATGAATATGATAATCTACATGAGTTGTATAGATTAAACTATCAAAAGTTTATTGAGTATAACATCAAAGACGTTGAGATTATTGTTAAGTTGGAAGATAAACTGAAGTTATTGGAATTAGGTGTAACTTTGGCGTATGATACCAAATCGAACTATGATGATATCTTTGCGCAAACCAGAATGTGGGATGCGATGACGTATTCCTATTTGTTAGAAAAGAATATTATTGTTCCGCCTAGGGTCGTGAAAGAAAAAGATTCCGCATTTGAAGGTGCATATGTTAAAGAAGTTCAAGTTGGCAAACACGATTGGATGGCCAGCTTTGATTTAAACTCACTTTATCCACATTTGATAATCCAATACAATATATCACCTGAAACGATTGTTGAACCTGAAAATTATCCTGATGAGGTGAGAAAAATCATTTCTTCAGGAGTATCTGTTGAAAAATTATTAGAAAAGAAAGTTGATTTGGATTGGCTTGCAAAAGAATCCAATA